AATATTGCCAGTATCACATGGCGGTACAGGGCTTAATAATTTAGACGATTTACCAATTTCATCTGCTACACAATCAGCTTTGGATGGTAAGGCTCCTAATGACCACAGTTCAGAGAATACAACCTATGGGCTTGGAAATTCTACAGAGTATGGACATCTCAAATTGTCTGACAGCACATCATCGTCAAGTGATAGCACAGGTGGAGTAGCCGCTACACCTAAAGCGGTAAAACGTGCTAATGACACAGCAACTGCAACGCTTAGTAATGAAGGCAATGTGGAAATTTCAAGTATTGCTGCGTCCTCCCATGCAGTAGGAGATTATATTGTTTACGGGACCAGCCAGCAGTTCGCACATGTAGATAGCCCCATATCACCAGGCAATACAATTGTGGATGGTGGCAATGTCACAAACATGAATATTGGAGATGTGCTTACTTCGCTAAATTCCGCTTTAATGAATAGGGTCGATGTATCTTCAAATATAAGCAAATCATCGTATGTATCAAATGTAGACAGCTTATCGGCTATAAAGCTAATGGGTAAAATCGCAATAGTAACTGGAAATATAGCTATCTCCACTACACATGCTTCTAATATATCTTTATTATATGGACTACCAAAACCGAAAGGAAAACCTTTAGTTTGTTTTATAGGTGATAACTTGACATTTCGAGGATATATTAAAACAGATGAACAAGGAGCAACTAATTTATACAGTTATGGAACTAACAACACAGGATGGTATTCTTTTAACTTAGTATATGAACTGTATTAAATAAGTTTTTCGCCTATAAGTTTATTGATTATATTAGTGTTTTCCAATTGCTCCATGAACCCCATGCATATCTGATATAGCATTCACTATTATCGTGACAAAATGCTATTTGCAATGCAAAATTATAACCATTCATGAACGTTTTTGTAGTAAATACTACACATCTATTTGCTGCAGTATCAGGTCTATGAGATGTGTTTGTGTTAGTTTGACAGCATCCAACATCAACACTGTCTAAATCAGTAGCAACAATGCCTAAATCAAGGGAATCTTGCTTAGTCGTTAAAGCGGAATTTAGCGAACTAAAACTAAACAAAAATTTATAAATTATGTTAACCAAGAGCATCCATTTCGGGTGCTCTTTTTTATGAAAGGAGAAAAGCATTATGAGATATTATCTTGTAAAAATTGCATACAACAAAGTCGCCCAGGCAGAAGACAGACCTCAGCCGAAAGCATTCGATAGCCTGGATGAAGCTGTAAAAGATTTTCACTCATTCATGCAGCAGAATATTCTTGGCTCTACTATTGGCTGGTGCCTTGGTATGATCATCAATCCGTATGGGGTTGTTGAACGATCCGAAAGATGGGAAGAACCCGCAGCACCAGAGGAAACTAACGAAGAAGAGTCATGACGTAATTAGGAGGCCTGATTATGGAGAAAGCATATGTTTGTGGAATGTTTGGAGTTATTGGGAGTATTATCACTGGTTTCTTTGGAGGATGGGACGCAGGCATGGTGACGCTGGTTACATTCATGTGCATTGATTATATAAGCGGCATTATCGTAGCCGGTGTATTCAAGAAATCAAAGAAATCCAAACAGGGCGCATTATCCAGCAAGGTAGGATGGATGGGCCTCTGTAAAAAGGTAATGACACTACTGATCGTTGTAGTCGCGTACCGTCTGGATATCCTTATCAACACAGATTATATACGTGATGCAGTGATAATCGGTTTTTGTGCTAACGAATTGATAAGCATTATTGAAAATGCAGGACTGATGGGGCTGCCGCTTCCTCATGTACTGATGGAAGCAATAGAGGTCCTTAAGGGGGAGAGAAAATGAGTGAGGTATTTGGAATTGATGTTAGCCATCATCAGGGCGTTATAGACTGGGCAAAGGTCGCAGCAAGCGGTATTAAGTTTGCAATCATGAAGGCGCAGTATGAAGCAGCTTCACACAGGATTGATGAGCAATTCGAAGCCAACTATGCAGGGTGCGTAAAGCATGGCATAAAGACAGGCGTTTACATTTATATCGCTAGGGCTTCCATGGCAGATATAGAAGGGGATGCATACGCGCTTCTTAACCACTTAAAGAACAGACCTCTTGAATATGGCATATGGCTTGACCTAGAAGACGCCAGCGTAGCGACTATGGGAAAAGGCTATATAAGGGACCTTGCATACAGATATGCAAAAGTCTTTAAGGAAGCCGGTTATTACGTTGGAATCTATTGCAATCGTGACTGGTATTTAAGGCTAATACATGACGACCTTAAACGCGACTTTGAATTTTGGATTGCACGATATCCAAAGAATGACAAAGGACTCTATAACCCGAATTCCAATTTAAGACCAACTCAGAATGTGGCGGTTGCATGGCAGTACTCTTCCAAAGGTCATGTAGACGGCATTAAGGGAAATGTGGACCTTGATGTTGATTATGACGGAAACATTGTTCTTATGGCGCAGACAGTGCAGGGCAATCCCTTTAGAGAACCCGTGACAAATATTAAAAAGGATATGTGCGGAGTTGCTGTTAAGTGGATACAGTGGGAGCTTACTCAATATGGATATTTAATACAAATAAGTGGGATTTTTGATAATGAAACGGATAAATGTGTCCGTGATTTTCAAAGTAGACACAAGGACAAAGATGGAAAGCCACTAGAAGTTGACGGAATAGTAGGCGAATTAACCCGCACTGCACTTAAGGAGGATATATAAAATGGCAATACATCAAAACGTTATGATGACCGACACTGGAACCTCATCATCAGTAATAAAACCAACTGCTAGTACATCAAGCACAACTACTGCGAAAACACCTACGACTACATCATCCACTGGAAGAAAGGCAACGTCTTCGGCTGCACCCACGGCTACAACTGCGGTACAGAACAATAACAAGAAGAAAACCTATAACACCTACGGTTATAGTACAGCGTCTTCCTCATCAACTGCGGAAGCCGCACCCGCTGAGGAAACACCGGATTACTGGGTACAGAACTGGCAGAAATATAATAACGGAATAGATGCCCTTGCCAACGCCCAATATCAGGGCGAAAAAGACTCAGCCAGTGCCTATCTGAACGCGGCAAATAAAAATCTGGATAACAGCCTTTCACAGTGGAAAAAAACAACTTCACAGATAGATAATCTTTTGAATGGCCTTGAAGCACAGAATAAGACCCGTGAAGCAAACATGAATCGGGCTATCGCAGATGCATATGACCAGCTCATGGGAAATGCCAACGCATATAAAAATGATGTGCTTGGTACTTATAACAGGTCCATGGACTTTGTTAATAAGGGCTTTGAAGAAGGCAAGAGTACATCTGAGAAAGCAAGGGATGAGGCACTACAGCTTGCAGCACAGCTTTACGCCATGGGCGAGCAGACACAGAACCAGCAGACAGAAAAGGATCTGAGAAATCAATATGTATCTTACATGAATGGCATGAAAAACATGAATCAACAGCTTGCCAGCATGGGAATAAATGGCGGCGCTTCTGAGACATCCTTGCTTGGGGCATTGAGCGGATATGAGTCAAACAGAACCAGTCTTGATGAGGCTAGGCTTGCAACATTAGGTCAGCTACGTCAGCAGCAGATGCAGAGTAATAGTGAGGCACAGCGGGCATATCTTAATGCCTTGGCAGACCTTATCACTCAGAGGACAAATCAGCAGCTTGGAGTTGAAAACACCAGAGCTTCAGGTGAATACAACTACGCAAATATGGCTAATGATGCTGCAAACAGCAGGGCAAACCAGACTATTACAGCACAACAGGCATATCAGAACTGGGCTAATGATCTTGTTAATCAGCGTTCCGGTAATAAGACCAATTATGCTAATGCAGTTCAGGGCATCAACTCTGATAAGAACAATGCACAGGCTAACTATCAGAATATGTATGCAAATGCCCTTAACAACAGGACTGCAACAGCTACATCAACAGCTAAGCAGAATGCAGTTACAACTTTGTCAGAGCATAATGGTGAAGCTGATTTTAATATTTCCAATTCCAACACCACAAAGAAAGAAAAGAAGGCTGCTCAGAAGAAGAAAGATAAGAAGGCTGCTAATAAAACTGCCAAAGCAACATACGATGCTGCGCAAAAGTTAAAGAAGGACGCTGAGAAGCAGAGAAAAAAGAAGACCACTTCCAGCTCAAAGAAGACAAGTAACGCTAAGAGCGATACAAAGAGCAATACAAGTTCTAAGAAAAAAACAAGCACTAAGAAGACCACCAAGGAAAAAGATAAGAAGAAAAAGAAGTAATCTGATGGAGGTTTGATATGCCTAAAAGCTATGCAGACGAACAGAAAAGAAAAAAAGATGAGGAAGAGAGACAGCAGGCGGAGCAGAAGGTTGTAGGACAGCAGCAGAAGACTCAGCCCGAAGCAAACAAGCCTACTGGCTCAACCTCTATACCTACAACACCGGCTAAGAAACAGGCCAGAGCAGAGCAGCGACAGAGAGAACAGCAGAGACTTGAAAATAAAACGCCTGAAAGACAGGCAAGAATAAATTATAACCGTCAGCAGCAGGCACAGACTCCAACAAGAGATACTGAAAACGCCAAGGTACAGAACAGGAACGAGAGACGCGAGAATACAGTTAATCGTAATGTGACTCAGAGACAGGCATACACGGACACTAACAGTAACAACCGCGATCTCCGTTCCAATGCTCAGAAGGCAGCAGACAGAAAAATAGACAGGATTGTACCCGGTTACAGTAAGTCTATGGGTGCTGCAAACTCACAGTTTGCACCTAATAAACGAACAAGTCAAAGAACACAGTCTATAATGCAGAATTACGGCGGCAATGGGCAGACGGTAGGTGGTGGAACAATTCAGCGCCTTCCCAGCCCTTCCGATTTACCGGATGCTGTGGGCAGTTCTGCAAATCAACTTGATTTAAGCAAATACACCTTTGGAAAGCCTTCTGATTTTAGCGGGGCTACTATCGGATCACGAAAGAATGCAGAAGATGATTTATACAATATTCTGCATGGCAATAAGAGAGAAGCGCTTAAAGAAAGTGCAAGGAATGACTCTAATACTCTGTCTTCTTTACTTGCAGGCGCGGGCTCAGGTGCATTAGGAACACTCGGGGACTTGGCAGGAATATCTGAAAAATACTTTAAGGGTAAGCCCAACGATTATGAAGGCATGACACCCGATGACATATATAACAGAGCAGTCGAAACCGCAAACGGAATGAATCTGCTCAACTATAACAACGCAACACTTGGAAGCGATTACGACGCTTACAAAGAGTATATCCTTAACCAGATGGAGACTGGGGATATCACAAATGATGAGATTAACAAGATGATGAATCTTGAAAAGCTCTATTCTGAAAAGATACCAGCAAAAGGATTAAAAGAGTTAGGGGCTGATGCAAGAGCAATCAATGAAGGCTATGCAGAAAAGAATCCTATCTCCAACTTTGCAGGAAACATGGCGCCCATGGTATTGGCTAATGGGGCATTAAGTGCATTGGGCGTAGGCAGTGAAGCGCTGGCTGCGGCTGATAAGATAAATAACCCGGCACTTAAATTCCTGGCAAAACAGGGCGTTAATCTAATCCCTGACTTGATAACAGATACAGGCTCAGAGATGGTAAGGAACATCAATGAGGGCAAGAGCAAAGAAGAGATTGCCAAAGATGCGGCTCTTAACGTTCTTATGAATGCAGGGGCTAATGTTGCCTTTGATTATGCGCCTAAAGGAATAAAGGCTATTGCTGACAGAGTCAATGGCTCTAATGTTGCAAAACAGGCAGCGGAAGATGTAGCAGAACGTGTAGCAAAAGAGGCAGCGCCTAATTTGGCAGAGCAGACCATTAAGGGCATGACCAATCCTTATAGCAATGTGGCAGACGATATTATTCAGCCCGGCACGATTGATGATGTATTTGGAAACAATATAGCACCAGAGATAGATGAGATAGGATCATTTACCCTTGGTGGTGCGCCTAGAAATACTGACAACCTCATTAGAAATAATGGCTTTAGGAGTATTCTCAGAGATAACGAGTACTCAAAGCTTGTTGATATAGGTGGAGCACAGGGACCTTTGGACGATGCGTTGAGTAACGTTATCCGGTCCGTTGAGAGTGGGGACAAAGCTGCCTATGAAACAGCTATGGGACAGTACAGACAGCTCGCAGAAGCAAGCGGAATTGATGCTGACAGAATACTTAACAGACTCGATAGATATGTGACGGGTGAGATATCAGAAGACCTTGATACAGAGCTTGTCAATAGCATTACTCAGAACATTGACGTTATAGATGCGGAATTAAAGAAGCTTGACGCTATCGGTGTGCCTCCGACACAGAACGGTTCAGATTGGCTAACAGCAGCACATGAAGCATTAGACGACTATGAAAAGGCTGTATTTGAAGGTGGAGACGTAACAACCGCTACAGACAATCTTAACAAAGCACTTGGAAACCTTGACAGACAGGCAAAGAAGCTTGAAGGTTACGACGGCGCTTTTTCAGCATGGAAGGGCGGTGGAACTGCTAGAGGTGATCTTTATAGTAACAGCAGTCGTATTCCTGGATATGGTAAGACTGAGTGGACGGATGACATGATAAACGAGCTTAACGACGTTGAGGACAATTATCATGCAAAGCCTGCTAATCAGGACATTACTCCGTCTAAAGTACCAACAGCGGACTCATTACCTGATGCTGATACCAACGTCCCTAAGTTTGATGAAGCAGTAACCGGAAAGAATATGGGTAAGCGCAGGACTGTAACTAACAGTGCTGTAAATGCTGACATTATTACTAAGGATCAATTGCAGAATGATCCTATTATCAAGGACATTGCAAACTATCAGAGGCATAAGAATGAGACATCACTTGCAGAAGCTATCGACAATGTTACATTGAATGGCGAGACATGGAAGAGTGACATACTTTCCGGGAAAAAGGCAATCAATAGTGACGTTGCAGTAGATACCACCATGCTCTTGATGCGTGATCTTGATGATAAGATTGCACAGACTACGGATGCAGCAACTAAGGAAGCTTTGACAAATCAGAAGAACGAGTTACTCAGAAAGCTGAGTAGTGAAGAGACTAACTTTGGTCAGATGATACAGGCCCTTGCAAAGTGGAATAATACCGCTGATGGTGCAATGATTACAGCTACTAAAGTACAGCAGGATGATGTTATCAAGCCTTGGAAATCAAAGAATGCATCTAAGGTTAAAGGCAATAGCAGGATAGCAAAAGCTTTAGCTGATATGGGTAACGATACTAAGGCAGTTAAGGAAGCACCAGTATTAACCCATGAGCAGATTAAAGAAGGCGTTAGAGCTGAATTAGAGCGTGAAGTTGGAAGCGTAGAAAACTACTTCAATGATAACGACCTTGAATTTTTGACACAGCTTGCAGAGGATAAGTCTATTCCGGTATGGCAGATTACAGACGAGATAGAGCATAAGCTTAAAAATGGTACATGGTACACGCTTGATGAAAGCATTGAAATGCCTAAGAACATTAATAGGAAGCTTCAGAATGCGCTTAATGATCTTATAGAAGGTCAGGTAAGGCAGGAAAAGGCAGCTCCTACACTGTCTCAGGTAACAAAAGAGGTTAGAAACACTCTGGAAAAAGAAGCTGCAAGTATAGGTGCAGAGTTCACGGATGATGACATTGATTATCTCTCAAACCTTGTATATAACAATGCTACAAAGCAGGAAATCACGGATGCATTAAATACCAAGATGGCAACAGGTAGCTTTGGCATATCTGCGGAGACTCAGGAGCAAGTTAATGCATTGTTTAAGCAGGCTCAGAATTATAACCCTAACAGCAAGGAATTTGTGGAGGCTCAGTCTGAAGCCCTTAGATTGCTGGCTAATGAAGTGGCACCAGATGCTACACCGCTTGAAAAGTTTGAAACATGGCGTTACATGGCTATGCTCGGAAATCCTAAGACCATGCTGAGAAACTATGTTGGTAACAAGATGTTTAGTTTGGTTACTGGCATATCTAATAATATTGCGGCAGCAAGCGAGGCGGCTGTAGATAAGACTTCGAAGGCTTTAGGCGGCGAAGGAATACAGCGTACAAAGAGTGTTCTTAATCCGCTTGATAAGGCAGATAAGTCATTGATTGATGGTGCTGGCCTTGATATAGAAGCCAGCAGATACAGACAGGCTATGGGCTCAAAGTATGAGAAAGTCAACAAAGATACTTTGAAGCAGCATAGAAGTGTCTGGAAGTCGTCTGCAATGCAGAAACTGGAAAAAATCATTGACGCCGGTATTAGTGATTACAAGGCAGTTAAAAAGAAGTATTCAACATCACTTGCAGGATATCTTAAAGCTAATGGTTTTGACTCATCAATTTATGATGCAGACGTAAAGTACAACCGCTTAAAGAACCTTAGTGAAGACAGAGTTCTTACAAAGGCTGAAAAAAATACCATGGAAAGCCTTAAGAAGCAGGTTGATGCACTGGAAAAGGCAAGAGATTATGCACTTAGTCAGGCTGAGTATGCAACATTCCATGAGGACAATGCTTTTGCTAAGTGGTTAACGACAGCTTCAAACAATGCGCCTACACCATTAAGAGTTGCTATAGAAGGCGTAGTACCATTTAAGAAGACACCTGCTAATATCTTGAAGAGTGGCATTCAGTATTCGCCTTTAAATGCTATTGATTCAATAAGGAAGACAGGCAAGTTCATATATGAGAACACAGGATCACGCAAAGGTAATCTTGCTGAAACTTATATCAAGAAAACACTTAAGGGCGAAGAAAAAGAAGTTGCTAAGACACTTGCCTCAGAAGTTATTGATAGCTGGGCTAAGACATTAACAGGCGGTGGACTCCTGGCAATGGGCTATTATCTGTATGATAAGGGCATCTTAAATAGCAGCGATAAGGACACACAGTATCAGGACCAGTTAGAAGGAATTCAAAATTATTCCTTAAAAATAAATGGCAAGACTTATACAATCGACTGGACTGCACCGGCAGTAATGCCTTTATTGCTTGGTGCTGAGATTAGCAAGCTAAGAAACTCCGAAGGCAAGGAAACATCTGAGTGGTACGAAAACTTAGATGAATATTTGAATGCAGTGAATAGGGTTGCTGATCCTATCGTTGAAACCTCCATGCTCTCAGGTATTAAAGATTCTCTTGAAACGGCTGCTAATGCTGCCAAATACAATGAGAATCTTAATATCCCGGCACTACTTGCGTATAACTCCGCTACAGGATATTTGACGCAGGGAATACCTACATTGTCAGGTCAGATCGCTAGGACAGTGGATAACACAAGACGCTCGACCTATACTGATAAAGAAGGCGTGGCAGGAGTACTTGAAAAGCAGGGCAGAAAACTTCTTAACAAGATACCTGGACTCTCAACACTCAACGAGCCTTATATTGATACATACGGCAGAGAGCAAAAGAACGGTCCTAGTGATAATCCACTTCTTAATCTCGGCTATCAGATGCTTAGTCCGGGGTACATGACAGACATCAATACTACTAATGCTGATATCCTTAGCCGTGATATTTACGAGAAGACGGGTAATGAGAATGTGCTTCCTCAGTGGCAGTCATCATTAAAGATTGATAAAAAGAAAGTGGCACCCGGAACATATACCGAGTTTGCAAGGCAGTATGGTAATACAAACTATGAGATAAGAGATGCACTTTCAAATGATGAATGGTTTGCTGGCTTAAGTGATGAGGAAAAGGCTGAAATTCTAAAAGATGTAAACAACATATCCAAGAATGTAGGACAATCCACCGTTGATCCTGAATTCACATCGAGCAGTAAGCCTTATATGGCATATTCAGAAGGTGGAGTAGAAGGGCTTGTAAACTATTATAAAGACCAGCAGATTAAAGGCATTGCTAATGAATCTGGGCTTAAGAGTAATACTACTTATTCCAAGGAAATACAGGAAGATTTAAAGAATGGTGACACAGAAGCAGCACAGCAGAAGATAGATAGTGCTAATGAGTTGGATGCGTTAGGGATGCTCAATTCCACAACAGCAAAGACTTATGACAATGCAAAAACTGTTATTCCTACGCTAACTGCTGAAGAGTTCGCAGATACGTATAAAGCTATGGATGCGGACAATAACAATAGGATTAAGCAAGACGAGGTGCTTGCTTACTTCAAGGCAAATAATGTGTCACAGGAAGACGCTGATAAGTATTGGCAGGCTTACGGCAATAACTGGAAGACTGTGCCGGTATTAGAAGGTGATGAGTGGAAGGCTAAAAAGGCGACTACAGAAACAACACCGGAAGAAATAGCACCGGGAGAAACCACAACCGCTACAGATGACTACTCTGGTGGTTCCGTAGATATCCACAACAGACCTTTAGTGCCAACAAGCGAGCTTAAAGCGGTAGGATGGAGAGATGCTGGCGAAGGATATGCAACAGTATTTAGCAGTACCTATAGTAATGCTGATGAGACGGATGTAAGAAATTTCACGCCTATAGTCACTGATAATGGCCAGTATGTTAAGACTGTATCTCCTGAATTCCTTCAGAGCTATGCAGAGGAAGTAATTGACGGAAAACATAACGATTATCTGGGGCTCCAGATTGGAGGATCTTACAAGAGCATCAAAGAGGCTACCAAAGCCGCAGAGAAACTTCATGAGGACCAGGAAAAAGAATACGGCTTAGCTCCAAAAGAGGATACCAATATTCCTTTACCGGAAGACTTGCCAGAACAACCACAGCAAAGCAGTGATGGCATTAACTGGGATCTGAACAATGGATATAACCTGAAAAATACTAAGACATATCAGAGAGCAAAAGATGCTGGTATATCCGATAGCGACTTTGCTAATGCTTGGTGGGCTGCTGATACAGATGGAAACGGCTACATGAAAAAGTCAGAAGCACAGGCTTATGTAAATGCTCTTGAAAACCTTTCTGATGAGGAAAGAAATAAGTGGTTCCATGTCTTATATAAGGGCAGGTAAAATTATATGGCGGGGCGTAAAAACCTCGCCATATTTTTTTGTGCAAATAATTGTAAAAATCACTTTAAAATGCTATGAGAGCTTAGACGTAATATACACGTAATATACAAAATCAGAACAATCAAAATCAAATAATTCAGTATTTATACGGTTTTGAACCCTGTTTTAAAAATAGAAAAAATTACATTTCTATTAATTTTTAAAACTGAGAATTCAGTGTTTGTGCGGGATTGAAGCGTTAGAAATTGTTAATTTTTTTAATCGTAATATACAAATGATATACAAACCATGCGTTATTATATTAGGTTTATATCGTCGATTAGTTGTTCAATTGACACATGAGTGTATCGGTCTGTTACGTCTTTGGACTTATGTCCTAAAATCAATTTGCGGTGCAATTCAGGGATGTTTTTTCTCTCCATTAGAGTTGCACAGGTATGACGTGTATCATGGAAGGAATGGTCCATATTTAACGATTTCATATATAATCTCAACTCGTCCCTAGCCTTACTGTATTTCAACTTTTCACCATACCTCATTATGAGGTATTCTCCGGATGTAGATAGTAGAGGTAAGATTTTATCAGATAGTGGGATGTATCTATTTTTCCCCGCTTCTGTTTTTAGCCCACCAACAAGATAATGTTTATCAAGAAAAGCATTATCAGATGGCATGGATAGTAATTCGCGTATACGCATTCCGGTGTATATGAGAATGAGTAAGAGTTTTGCATAAAAATCGTCTTTGCGCTGCCATAATATATCTATCTCATCATCGGTAAAGATAGTGTGCGGCCTGGAATTGTCGTTTGTGTGTTCAAGGATTATGAGTGCGGAAATATCCTCATCAACAAATCTGTGTCGCAAGGCAGTTTTATACATTCCACGCAATACAATCCGTATATTGGCTATAGTTGATTGCGATTTATGAGATTGCTTAAGTGCTACTTTTTCTATATCTTCTAGGGTTATTTTTTCAAATATCTGATCATGGAGAGGCTCTAGGAGTTTATACGCAGCCTGATAAGAATAATAGGACTGAGGAGACAAGGGCTTACTTCTCCTCCCCAGCTCATCAGTCCACATCTCGTAAATCTCTGAAAATTTATGTTTGTTTTCTAGTTCTTTCTCTTTGGCTAGCGTAACAGGAGATTGATTGTACTTCTCCAGATCACGCAATGCATCAGCACGCTTTTCGTAGTATCCAACATACTTATAGGACGGTACATATTCACCGTTAGCATTTAGTTTTACCCCGTCCCATACACGGATTGCATAGGGACGTCTTCTTTTGCCGGACAGCTTAATCACTGATCCGCTCTTGTTTGGTCTTCTCATATAACTACCTCATGGGTTGCATTTACCACATGGCTTATAACCATTCTTAACAAAATAATCTCGAGACTCAAATACTTTATTAGATTCCTTTATATCCAGTACACTTGAACATGTTGATTTATGGAATTTCATAGTGCTTTTATTGCCTACATAAGAAGGAGATTCAGGTTCGGATAATTCCACTGTTTCTCCGTCAGAGTAGCCATCATTATATCCTTCACTGTATCCTTCCTCATAACCAGTGGTATAACCTTCCTTATACCCTTCGCTATACCCGGTTGCCGAACCATCTTCATGTCCATCCTCATATCCAGCCTTAGAACCTTCTTCGTAGCCCTCATCATAGGTTCTGGTATTAGTTGCATCACATCCAAGTAAAAACAAAGCAAGTGACATTAGAATAATCGTTAATAGTCTGTTCATAAGGCCTCCTTATCTAGTAGATCACTTGATGAAAATATTCTCCATTTCTTTATACTCGTTCCACTTTTCTCTGACATGGAGTATAGTTAGCACTCTGTTTTTTTCATCCTGTGAAGCGTGTTCAAAGCAGTATCGGAAAAACTTCCATCTGGTATCGTCATCCTCTTCTGCTATGTCAAAACCTGCTAAACTAGGTTTCTTACGATTAACAACTATATCCTGATCAATTTTACTAACTAAAGTGTCTAAATCTACTCCAATAGCAGTAGCAACTTTGTCGATAGTTTCTAGGCTGGGATTAATCGGATTTCCTCTGGGGTCCTTGTTATTTTCAAGCATGGAAATATAAGACTTTGATAAATCAGCCATTTTACCAAACTCTTCCATGTTGATTTTGTTTAAATCTCTAAATTCCCTAATAACATCCCCCAATGTCATGGCATTCCACCTCCTATAAGAGTAAATATATTTTACATTATGCGTAAAACAAAAACAACAAAATTTGAAAAGAGTAATTGACATGTTCAACAAGTTGTTGTATGTTAAACATAGAGTTCAACATATAGCGGGGAGGAGTTAAAAATGGATTACAGAGTTAAAGAGCTTCGTGAGAAAAGAGGTTTATCACAGGCTACTCTATCTAAGTTATCTGGCGTATCTAGGCCAACAATCAGCAAATTAGAAAATTCCGATGAGGAAGTAGTTATTAATTCAAAAACACTTGAAAAATTGGCGAAGGCTTTGAATGTGTCAATCAAGACCCTTTTTTTGCCTGAAAAGTTTAACAAAGAGGGCTAATTCAACAGGATATCCAACAGAATATTCAACAAAAAGAAGGGCAAAGAAATGACCAGAATTAACACTAAAGAAGCAGCATCGAGATTAAACATGTCCGTTTTAACGGTTCAGGTGTTGTTGCAAAACGATAAGCTGCCAATCGGCTATGCGGTAAAAAATCCTGGCAGTACACAGTATCACTACATCATTTATGACGAACTTGTGGAGGGGTATAAGAAGAGGGTAGAAAATGGGGAGCTATAGCGAAACACTTACCGCAGAAGAGCACAAATCATGGTCTAAAAGAGTAAGAATATGGCTTTTACAAAATGACATGGACCTAAAAGACCTAGCCGATCAGATTGGCTATGCATATAAGACAGTAGTTGATTCACTTGGTAACTATGAACGATGCAGCCGTTTTTTTGTCGCGGCGGTAAATGACAGGATGATGAGGGATGAATAAAGCGATTAACATTGTGGGGGTTTTTCTTTTGACAGCGTTCAGTTGTCAATTTTCCACTAGCGCGAGTGTCGCGCCAAATGAACCAAACATAATAATAGATACTATTCCGATTAAGCCTGATCCGGTGATTTTAGCAGCTTCCAAAGTTGATAAAACTGCTGACTGGGATGCGGATATATCCGATAGCACGATACAGCTTAGTCAAGAGGATGCGGAAGCACTTATGAAGATTGCATATGCTGAGGCCGGCAATCAAGGAATAGAAGGACAGCTTAAAATCTGTGAGGTTGTTTATAACCGCGTTTTGTCGGATGAATGGCCCGATTCGGTTCTGGAAGTTATCTCACAGCCAGGGCAATTTGAGTCATATGCAAACGGTAGCTTTGCAAAAGCGCAGCCAACAGCCGAAACACACTTGGCCCTAGCAGAATTTGAGAAAAACATAAATGCTGACAGGCAGATCATAGCCTTTGAGACTAGAAGAAATAAGAAGTCATTAGAAAAATACTTTAGTTATCTGTATAGCGTAAAAGACCACGACTTTTACGTGATGAGATAAAAAAAGAACCGATTGCGGGGGCAAACTCGGTTCAAAGCGAAAAACTATCAACTAAGTGCATGATAGCACAAGAAATGGAGGAAGACAATGGATTTGGAATTAAAAACTTTGTTAAGGGAAAACGAGAGATTAAAAGCGGCGTTTACTGTATTACTTGCAAAGTACAAAGCTACGAAAAAGGAAAATCGTACTTACGTTTTAGACAAGGAAGATGCAGAAATGATTATGCTAATTGCAGGTCACAAGCCTAGAGAGTTAGAAGTTATTAACTTTGAGGCAGTAGAGGTGGGCGAATGAGAGATTGGACAAGAGATGATCCGGTTCGTGATGCCGAGGACTATGCAAACAGAGAGGACAAAAGACCAGTAATAGGAATATGCCCGATATGCCAGGCAGAAATACATGGTGAGTCTGATGGGTATTATGCAGATGAAGCTTATCAGATTGATGGCTGGTGGGTATGTGAGGATCATGTATTCGATTTCTTAAAGAAAAGAGGTGCAAAACTATGACACTAAGGGAGAAATTAACAAATATTCAGAACGACTTGAAAGCCCCGAAGAATCAATATAACAGCTTTGGAAAATATAAGTACCGTTCATGTGAGGATATCTTAGAGGGGTTAAAGCCAACACTAAAAAAACATAAAGCCACTCTTAAAATTACAGATACCGTTGAAATGGTCGGAGATCGCTATTACATAAAGGCTACAGCTACTCTTATGGACACGGAATCAGAAGATTTTATATCTAACGAGGCATACGCCAGAGAGAGTGATGACAAGAAGGGAATGGACGCTGCGCAGGTTACAGGAGCTACATCATCTTATGCGAGAAAATACGCTCTTAACGGCTTATTCCTTATTGATGATACAAAAGACGCTGATACAGACGAATTCCAGGGCAGAGTAAGAGGCCAGAGCAAAGCCGAAACAGAGCAGGATAATAGTTGGGTTGCACAGGGTAAAGACCTTATTGATGCTACAAAGATTAAATCTCTTAAGACACTTTGCAAAAATCACAAGATGGATGAGCAAAAGCTTGCATCAAAATACAACAAGTCAAAGATCGAAGAGTTGACTATTACAGATTATGCGGATTTTTGCAAGACTGGCGAAGAGTTCATGAAGAAGTGGGATGAAGCAAATGCCGGATGATAAGTTTACTGGGAATTTCAAAGATATAATTTGCTTTTTGAGTAATCAGGACGCTAACGCGCTATGGGATTTAACGCCACACAAGGACGTTAGAAGGCGTTCTTCATCAGCTAATAACTATTTCTATGCACTTATGACAAAGATAGCTGAAAAGCTTCGAATATCGCTAAATGAGGTGCATAACATAATGCTCTCTAGGTATGGTTATCCAGAGTTTGTTGACGACAAAATAGTTTATTTTATCCTGCCGGACAGAATAGATGTAAACAAGCTTGAAGCAGTACATCTTAAGGCGACGGATAAAACACAGACACTTGATAATGGAGAACTTAACAGAGTGTATATCGTGATGCGAGGATCACATACTTATAACACTTCTGAGATGGCAAGGCTTATAGACGGCGTTATATCCGAAGCAAAAGAACTTGATATTGAAACAATCACTGTTACTGAAAAAGATAAGATGCTGGAAGCATGGGGCAAGGCGTATGAAAAGCAAAAGAACCAAGGCATGTGAGATAAAGCCAAAGGTAAGAGAGGCAGTAGAGGAACGTGATAATTATTGCTGCATCTATTGTGGTAAGCCTGGCAGAGGTGAAGGCCATTTTATAAAGCGTAGTCAAGGCGGCCTTGGAATTGAGCAAAATATCATTACGGTTTGCCGCTGGTGTCATCACCAGATGGATGATGGCAAAGATCGTGCTTTATATATTGCAAAGGCTGAGAAGTATTTAAGGGAACATTACCCGGACTGGAATATTTCAGACCTTATTTATCGCAAAGGGTTTGAATATGACTAAGGTTGAAATGTTATGAAAGAATTGTGGAAAAAAATAGATTGGATTACTAATCTTCGTGGTGAATATGAAATTAGTAATTTAGGAAATGTTAGGCGCACATCTTTGCTATGGCATAATCATTTGACTGGTGAGTGTCAAATAATTCATAAAATACGAAATCTTTTGTTATATGACAATGGACACGGATATTTATATGTGAGTTTGCCTATTGATACAGAAAACGGGATTAGAAAGAAAATGATTTATGTTCACAAATTAGTGGCAATTTGTTTTTTGAAAAATCCTGATAACAAAACAGAAATAAATCATAAAAACTTTAATAGAAAAGATAACCGTGTTTCAAATTTGGAATGGTGTACGCATGAAGAAAATAGTGATTATTCAAAAACAATGGATAATCGCTTAAAGCCTTATTATCCATCTAAAGGTAGTAAAAGAAATCAAAATGAATTTAAAGCAAGAATAGAAAAAAATAGTAGTTATATCCAAAAATTCTATACCTCAAAAAAACCTATTGAAAAGAGAAATATACATTATTTTCAGGGAAAATATACCGTCAGAGTTGGATATAACAAGAAAAAAATATATTTAGGAAGATTTGAAAAATATGAAGATGCTGTAAATGCCCGAATAAGTAAATTGAAGGAATTACATTTATTGGAATAAGCCTTTTGTTTTCTTAAAAGGAAATTATCGCATATTAGTAACTTATTGAGAGCCATTGTAAAGTCTCCGGTGCATTCAGTCACACCGGAGCAGAAAGGAGGATATGAAATGGGTAAAATGAGCCGAGAAAAAGGCAAACGTTATGAGCGTGAGTTGGCGGCTACATTAAAAGAGTATGGATATAACGCAAGGCGAACAGCTCAGTATTGCGGAAAGACAGGTGATGCCTCAGATGTAATTGGGCTGCCCGGAATACACATTGAAGCAAAACATCAAGAGCAATTCAGAATATACGATTGGATGACACAAGCAGCTTTTGACAGCTTGAAATCAGGGGATAAACCCACAGTTTTCTTTAGAAAGAATAACAGAGAAACATTAGTATGTATGCGACTTGCGGATTGGATTGAGTTGTATAGAGAGTGGGAGGCTTCAAATGATAATTGATCGTAATGGAAATATCATAGATGCGGTTCAAGTTCCTGATGGTTCTGCAATCTTTGAATGTTTCCGGGTAAGAGTAATATTAGAAACCCTTTGCAAAAAGGGCTACACCGTCAAAAAAGAGGTGATAGGGGAAGAGGATTTTACAGAATTTCCTAATGAGCAGCAGATCATGTACTGCATAGCTAAGTATCACGGAGATTTTGCAACGATAGAAAAGATTTATGTTATTCAGGTTCTACCTTTTTCAAGTGATGAAAGTGAGTGAGGTTTTGTTGTGGGGCAAGGATGGATAAAACTACATAGAAAAATTCGTGAATGTAGTGTTATTTGGGATGATAAACCTTTTTCCAGAGGACAGGCATGGATTGATCTTTTAATGATGGCAAATCATGAGGCTAAAGATATCTTTTTTGATGGCGGTGTTTATAGGGTTGAAAGAGGGCAACAACTTACAAGTATTAGAAAATTGAGTGAAATATGGGGCTGGAGCCGCACAAAGACAACAAAGTTTCTAAATGACCTTAAAAAAGCGGAAATGGTTAGTTTAAAAAGTGACGCCAAAAAGACGGTTATAACCATAGTAAATTACGACAATTACCAAGATGCAGAAATTAAAAAAGAGCCACAGAAAAGCCACGAGCAAGCCACAGAAAAGCCACAGAAAGACACAAACAAGAATGATAAAGAATTAAAGAATAAAAGAAAAACTCTCTCTAGTGAGGATGAGCATAATCAAAAGCGATTTACCCCTCCAACGATTGATGAAGTTGATGCTTATTGCCAAGAGCGGCAGAATGGCATAACTGGAGAAGAGTTCTGTTCTTTCTACGAGTCTAAAGGATGGATGGTAGGGAAGAACAAAATGATAAGTTGGAAAGCAGCTGTGAGAACATGGGAAAACAAGCGCGGATTCTCTCGTCAGCAGCCCAAGCAAATAAAACCATCGGTAGTACATACCGACCATGGAGATTATGAGGTGGTAACACTAGATGATATGTGAGGAAGAAATCAAAAAGGCGATAAACGTCATAAAGAGCAGACCAGACGCTTTGTTTGAAATCCGCATTATCTCTCCAAGAAGCAAAGAGCCTATCAGTGGATATTTTACAAATGCTGATAAGGCAGTTGAAGCCCTTAAAAAGCAAGATTTGACAGATACAAACGTGTATATTGTCCTGAATACCATAAACGAAGCCTGTTATAGCCGTGTGCAGAGGGATAAATTTGTCAAAGTCAAGACTGCTACAAGTGACAAGGATATTGATTTTAGGGATTGGATATTGGTTGATTTAGACCCTGTCCGACCTAAAGATACATCCTCAACACAAGAACAGATAGACAAGGCATTAGCTAAGAGTGGCAAGATACATAACTTTCTGTTAGAGCAAGGATTCCCAAGACCAGTTATAGGCTTTTCCGGGAATGGTTATCACTTACTGTATCGCATAAACATGATGCCTACGAGTGAAAGCAAGGAACTGTTAAAACAGTTTTTGATAGCACTTGATGAACTGTTTTCGGATGATGAAGTATCGGTAGATCAAGTCAATTTCAATGAGTCAAGGGTATGCAAACTGTATGGCACATTAGCACAAAAGGGGCTTAACACTGAGGAACGACCTCACAGAATGAGCAAAATCATCAAAATACCTGATGAAATAATCCCGGTGGAAGCTGCATACATCAAGAAAATATGCAAGATTGTAAAGCCTGATGATATAAAGCCAAACAGATATAACGGCTATTCATCTAGTAATTTCGACATTGAAGAATGGATGAACAAATACGGCTTGCGATATACGGCTTATTCTTACGGCACAGGTACAAAGTATTGCTTAGATCATTGCCCATTTGACGATAGCCATACAAAAAAGGATGCCGCGATATTTAAGCGGAGTAATGGAGCGATAGCTTTTAAGTGTCTGCATAACTCGTGTGCTGATAAAACATGGCAAGACGTAAGGATGATGTACGAGCCGGAGGCATACGAAAAGAAAAGGCAGTATGAAGAGAGACAGGCATATCAGTCATACAACAGGGATAGAAAACCCGAACCAAAGCATATAGAGAAAAAGGATGATAAGCCTATCTTCCATACACCTAAAGAGATTCTAAACCGCCCTAAACAAGCGGAAGAGATCATAAGGTCAGGGATAACACTCTTTGATAAAAAGTTTCGTGGTTTCCGTAAAAAAGACGTGACAGTGCTTAGTGGTCAGACAGGAAGTGCAAAGTCAACGCTGCTATCGGAATTGATACTGAATGCAGTGGACAAGGGCAATAATGTAGCAGCCTTTAGTGGTGAGTTAGATGATGTGGACTTTATGCGGTGGATGAACCAACAGGCAGCCGGAAAAGCGTATGTTGAACCGTCACAATGGGAAGGCTATTACAACGTACCATTCAAACATCAAGTAAAAATAGCTGATTGGCTTGAAAACCACTTGTGGATATACAACAACGATTACGGTTTTAACTTTGGAGCAATCATAGAACAGTTTACAAAAATGATAGACGATCACAAGTTGGATATGCTTTGCATAGATAACCTTATGGCACTTGATATATCTGATTTATCAAGGGAAAAGTATGAGGCACAATCAGTATTTGCATGGCAACTTGCGGAACTGGCAAAAAACAAGAATGTTCACATCATTGTTGTATGCCATCCAAGGAAACCAACCGGGCTATTAGGACTTTATGATGTGAGCGGAACGTCAGACATAGTAAATGCTGTATCAAACATACTCTATGTGTATCGAGTTAATCAGGTATTCAGAAATGACTATAAAACCGCATTTGGTAAAGACTGGCAAGGAATGGCCACGAATGTATGGCATTGTGCCAAGTCGAGATTTGGAAGTGTGGATGATACGTACGGAGAGTTGTATTACGAGGTTGAAACGAAGCGGCTAAAGAATGAGCAGACAGAAAATCGGGTATATGGCTGGAATGAGGCTAAGCAGATGGAATTGCCAATTGAAAAGCCGATAGAGCCACCTAAAGAGTCTGAATTTACAGATGCAACGGATATAGATGATATACCGTTTGATTAGAGGTAGGGAATGGAGATAACAGAGAAACAGGTAGCAGAGTTTTGTGATAACTATTGCAAATATCTAGCTAATTTTGCAGAGGGAATAAAGCGTACGCCGGATAAAGCAAGGTTGTTTCATCAAGCACAGACAATCCTATGTGAGAATTGTCCGTTTTCAGAGGTAATGCATAAGGGGATACATAATGAAAAATAGTGATAACGGTGTTTTGCAAGGATTAGCAAAAGCATATTATGTATGGCAATCACCGACAAAGGCAGAGATAGCTGAAAAGAAAAAGCATATCGAGTATGTTCACACAAGGGATGGTAGAGAAATGCCAATAACCGAGTGGGAGCAGAAATGCCTTGAAATGATAACACAAGCCGATTTAAGCGACCTTTTAAAGCAGATTGAAAAATACATCCAACACAATTGTTTGTGGGTTAAAACAGGCGAATTAAGGCGATATTCAATGGATTGTCTGATAAAAGGCAGTTATAAACATTGGAGTGATTTTAATTATCAGTTTTCAATAGCTGCGCAGCTTTGAAATAAAAGGGGCAGAAACTACTAACAACATCATCTGTACATAAAAGAAAGTGAGGATGCTCCCTTCAAACGGATGATGAAATAGTAATGGTTGTTGAGATGTGGAAATCCAAGAACCTATGCCCCTATTTAAAGAAAAGGGGGATGAATGAAAGTACCAGAGAGAAACGCTTTGATAGATACTTGTATATCAGAGTTAGCCACATTACATCATGAATACTTTCCTAGAGGGGATAGCATGAGTGATGAAAAGTGGGAAGAAGTCATTCACAAGATGGATGAAATAGGGGCAAAGTTCAAAGACAGCCCTATAAAGAATATCTCAGGAGTGCTTGAACAGGCTTTCCTTGATGATATAGAGGAATACGACAAGAAATGGAGACAGTACAAAGAAAATGGCAAGACCTAGATGCGCTTTTTGCGGAAAGGAGATAGAACACAATCAACACTACTTCATCATGATGGGTAGAACAGTATGCAGAGAAGATGCACTGAAAATAAGAGCAAAGAGGTATGAAGTAAAAAGTGAGGATAGTAGCAATAGTAATGGGAATAATCCTATCGGCGTGGCTGATTTGGGATAACAGACAAAATTAAGAAAGGGCATGGGATTTGTGCGCACAAGAAATCATGATTTGCCCTAGATATGAGTATGGATTACAAGGAATTTTTAAAGAGTAAGGAATTACAGACAATCGAAGCCGGATTTGATGTGCCGGAAGAGTGGCTATCAGAAAAGCTATTCCCATTTCAGAGGGATATAGTCAGATGGGCTTTAAAAAAAGGTAAGGCAGCTATATTAACAGGCTGTGGAACAGGAAAATCATTCATGCTGCTTATGTGGGCTTTATGTGTACATAAGCATACAGGCGGCAAGGTTCTTATTGTATCGCCTTTGTCAGTAGTAAAACAGACTGCAAGAGAAGCAAAGAAATTTGATCTATGCGAAGTGAATGTTTGCAGAACACAAGATGATGTAAAAGACGGATTGAACATTACCAATTATGAAATGGTGGAACATTTCAACGCTAATGATTTTGTGGCGGTGGTACTTGATGAATCATCAATCCTTAAATCATTCACATCAAAGACAACAGCGGATTTTACAGACAGATTCTATCACACACCATACAAATTATTATGTACGGCAACAATCGCTCCCAACGATTATACGGAGATAGGTACATCATGTGAGTTTTTAGGGATTATGAGCAGAACAGAAATGCTTGCTACATATTTCGTACATGATGGCGGTAAAACATCAGATTGGAGATTAAAGAAAGCTGGTGTTACTAAGTTCTGGGAGTGGTTCGCAACATGGGCTATGTACTTTAACAGCCCGGCAGACCTTGGATATGAAGCAGAGGGGTATGATCTTCCACCACTTAACATAAAGACTATTTTTACAAAATCAGAGGTTGCGGATTATGAAATGTTTGTAAAGGTAGCTGAGACACTTCAAGAACGTAGAGAAGCGAGAAAAGAAAGCATTGAGGATAGGACAGATAAAGCAAAAGAGCTGACAGAATCAGATAACAGTCAATGGCTTATATGGGTTGATTATAACGATGAATCAGATGTTTTGCGTAAGAAGATAGATGATTGTGTGGAAATTAAAGGAAGTGACGAGCCGGAACGTAAGGCACAGGCAAGTATAGATTTTGCCAATGGCGATATTAGATGCTTAGTAAGCAAGCCCTCGATATTTGGGTTCGGTAGTAACTTTCAAGGTTGCCATAACGAGATATTCTGCGGATTATCAGATAGCTATGAGCGTTTCTACCAAGCAGTAAGGCGGTGTTGGAGATTCGGACAGGATAAGGAAGTGAATGTGTACATCATACTATCTGAAAAAGAAGTATCAATACTTGAAAACATCAAGAAAAAACAGGCTCAGATGGATGAAATGCAGAAACAAATGACTGCGCTAATGAAAGAAGTCACATTGTCGGAGATTCAGCATACAACAAGGATTACAACAACTTATAAACCAAAGATAACAATGACACTTCCAGATTTTATGAAAGGATAAAGATATGCAGATTTTAGATTCATATATCACAGAGCGTTACGCTCTCTACAATGCAGACACTACCGAGGCTATAAAGGAGATTCCTGATAATTCAATCGGACTTAGCGTGTACTCCCCCCCATTTTCGTCATTATATACGTATTCAAACAGCGATAGGGATTTGGGTAATAGCCGTAATGATGACGAGTTTTTTACTCATTTTGAGTTTATCGTCAGGGAATTATACAGAATATTGATGCCGGGCAGAATAATGGCGGTTCACTGTATGCAGATTCCGGCTATGAAAGAACGTGATGGATATATAGGCATAAAGGATTTCAGAGGTGATCTGATTAGATTATTCCAAAAGTGCGGATTTATCTTTCATGGTGAGGTAACAGTGTGGAAAGACCCGGTTGTTGAAATGCAGAGAACAAAAGCATTGGGGTTACTTCACAAACAGCTTAAAAAGGATAGTAGCCGTACAAGAATGGGATTGCCTGATTACATCATATTCATGAGAAAAGATGGCGATAATGAGGAATTGATAGAGCATGACAATGAATCATTCCCGGTTGATTTATGGCAAGACTACGCAAGCCCTGTGTGGAGAGAGTTTGCAAGCCCTGTATGGTGGAATATCAATCAGAGCAATACATTAAACAAAATGTTTTCTGATGAAGAATCGGAACGTCACATAGCCCCGTTGCAGCTTGATGTAATAGAACGCTGCGTGAAATTATACTCCAACGAGGGAGATACAGTATTCACACCATTTATGGGTATTGGCTCAGAAGTGTATCAGAGTGTGAAAATGGGGCGCAAGGCGATAGGAATTGAGTTAAAGCATGAATACTTTGAACAGGCAAAGAAGAACCTTATAAGCCTTGATGATGAGGATAAACAAGTCAATTTGTTTGATTATATGGCTAATTTAGCCACATGAGGAATGGATATGTTAACAGTAAATGAAACACTACTAGCAGTAGTAAGGAATATAGAACAGTGGGATTTCAAGTTATATCCCAAGTTTTCACTGAATGAGAATGAGGCAAGGGCTGTAGCTGATGAACTTGAAAAGATAGTTGCCAAACAGATGGTAGCGGATTATCAGATACGGAATGGCGAAGAGCCGGATTTAGATTGTGATTTGAGGAATTAATCATGAACGGTATATATAAAGATCCCGAGAAGCGGAGAGCATACCAAAAAGCCTATTATTTAGCCCATAAAGCCGAGATAAAAGAGCGGCATAGGGATTATTACAAAAAGAACTGTGACCGCCTTAAAGGGGCAAGCAGAGAGCAATACAGGGCTAAATGCATGGAGCGGTATAATTCGGAAAAAGGATGAACAATCGGTGCTACCTTCCGAGGATAGCCAAGTGTAGCTGATAGTGTGCAGCCGAATAGGGGTGGTCTAAGCGGTACGGAACTATCGTAGATAGGTCTGTATGGGAGTCCAACGCTATGATGGTCGTGGTGGTAAGCGACCAAGGGTGCTGTCTACTTGTAGGCGGTATAGAAATAGCTGACATAAGCCCATGGTAGTAGGCTGACGAGTCACTATCATGGCAATCGGTTATCCCTGATAACGATTGGAAATCCAATCGGTTAGATATACCAATGATAGTTAACTCGGTAAGGAGCAAGTTAAATAATTTTAGAGGTAATTTAAGTTTCAGTGTGGTTGAGTGATATTTTTATTCTTTAGTTCTATTGTGTATATTTTAAAGTTTATTGTGGTTTTATTTTACTTTCAGTGTGGTTAGATATATAATGAAATTACCACAACAAAGGAGTAAAATAGAGATGGAACAACAGTTATACAACATAGAGCCAAAGGAGTTTAAGGTGTTAGATCGAGTTGAAGTTGACAATAACCTTAGATACGAATTAGAGCCAATACAACGACCTACACAGTGTCCTCAATGCAAGGATAGCAACATTGTCGTACAAGCCAAAACTCAGCGTAAAGCCAGGGATTTAAACGAGTTTGGCAAGATGGTTGGTATTGTTATTAACGGTCATAGGTACAAGTGCAAGACTTGTGGTAAGACCTGGACAGACCAATTTCAAGGCATTGATGCTAATGCAAAGATGACAGTTCGTATGCGTGATTACATCCGAGAACAAGCCTTACAGAAGCCGTTTTCACATATAGCAAAGGAGTTGGATATATCCGTTCCAACCATAGAGAGGATATTCACTGACTATGCTACGGAAATGGAATCCAAAAGGCAGTTAATTGCTCCAAGAATCCTTGGAATGGATGAAACCATGCTGAATGGTGTCTATCGTGGAATGTTCGTTGATGTTGAGAATAAGCGAATCATTGACATGACAGAGGATAGAAAGCTATACACTGTCAGAGCCTGGCTAAGTCGCTTACCAGCCAAGGAACGAATTGAATGCGCCACGATAGATATGTGGGGTTCATATAAAACCGCTATTGAATTGGAATTGCCTAACGTATTCATCATTATTGACAAATTTCATGTTATTAAACACCTCAATGAAGCACTTGATGTTATCCGTAAAAAAGTCGCTTCTGAGCTTCCAGAGAAGCAAAGAAAGCACGTTAAGGGTAATAGATGGCTACTACTCCGAAACTCTGAGGAATTGGACGATATGCAGCAAATTCGGCTACAAGATTTACTGTATTCGTTTCCGGCTTTTGAGAAACCACATACCATCAAAGAGAAGTTCAGAGAAATCTATCTGTTCAGTAAGACTAGAGCAGAAGCTGAACAAGCCTTTGAGGAATGGAAAACAACTATTACCGATTATCCAGAGTATTTAGCTTTTGCTGATATGGTAGAGAATTGGAGAACCGAAATATTCAATTACTTCGATAATCGCTATACAAACGCTATAACGGAGTCATTGAACAGAGTTTCCAAGGAAATCTCAGCAATAGGCAGAGGCTACAATTTCAAGGTTCTAAGAGCCAAAATACTATATCGCAATTCAGCAGTTAAACAGGCTAAGTACAATTACTACAAGCCTGAGAAGTTAGATGGCAGAGCGATAATTGAGCACTGTGACATGATACTTGATGTCAATGGAATACAACTCATTATCGAGCCTAAGTCAGTAAGTGCTGGTGTTGATATTGACGAATTATCCGAGGTTTTACGGAGCAACACAACGTTTATTTATCAGAGAGCAGTTGAAAAGCTATTAAAGGAGCAAGATGGAAACAGTAAAAAGTGAAATCCAAAAAGTCCATTGCTTATTTGAGCAATCTGGCACGTTTAAAAAGGAGTTTATCAAGCTAGGTGTTAATGCTGAGGATTATGACATTAACAACGGTTTTGGGGAAACAGACCACGTTATAGACCTATTTTCTGAAATCAGAAAAGCCTACGACAACGAACCAAGCATCTTTGACGATATAGGCCAGGATGATTTGATATTTGCCTTTTTCCCATGTGTACGCTTTGAAAATCAGATAATGTTGCATTTCAGAGGACAATCCAATGGTATGCAGAAATGGTCTTGGCAGAAGAAAATGGCTAACTGCCTTAAACTTCAAAGCGAAGTCACTGAGATGTACGAGTTGGTAAATAAACTCTTTATTATCTGCTTTGACAGAGGTTTAAAGTTGATCCTTGAGAATCCTTACTCAGAGGAACACTACCTCAGACGTTATTGGTGCTATCAGCCAAGTATCATTGATACCGATAGACGAGAACGTGGAGATTACTTCAAAAAGCCTACTCAGTATTGGTTTGTAAATTGTGAACCAAAGCATAACTTCATCTTTGAAGCAACCAACTACAATGCTCTTGATTGTAAGGATGCTATCC